GGTACTACGGATTCAATACAATTTTTAGTAGCTTCTCAGGCAGAAGCTGCACGTTATGACACTTCTGGCGCGTATTTCTTTAAAAAGGTTGCTAACGCAGTAAACGCTACTGCAACTTTAACCGTTGCCCAACTTAGAGGTGGAATAATTACGTCTACGACTCTTGCGGCAGTCACAATGACCATGCCAACAGGTACGGTGCTTGATACGGCGGGTACGGGTTTAGCGGCCACTACGTTGCCGACTAACGCTACAATTCAATTTACAATTAAAAATACAGGCGCAACTAACGCTATTACAGTGGCGGTGGCTTCAGGTGTTACCAACGGCGGAGTTGCTGGTGATTTGACTATTGCTGCAAGTGGTACAGCAACGTATCTTTTGACTAAAACTGGCGCAAATACATTTGTGCTTTATAAACAATAAGAGGGAAACATGGCAAACACATACACATGGGTCGTCAACAGCATGGTATCTTATCCTCAAGCAGAAGGATACACTGACGTTGTTTTTCAAGTAAATTGGGCTTGCACAGGCACAGATGGCACCTATACGGGCGCTCTTGTTGGCTTGGCTGGCGTCAGGCTTGACCCCAACGCCCCGTACACGCCTTATGCTAATCTGACAGAAGAGCAAGTTATTGGTTGGGTGAAAGAGGCTCTTGGGCCTGATCAGGTGACTGCTACGCAAAATGACGTTGCGGCTCAAATCGCCAATAATTATTATACACCAATCGTTCTACCGAATCCTTGGGGCTGATTATGGACTTGCAAACTTTAGCAAATGTAGGACTAACGGCTTTGACAACGATCTTTATTGGCGTTTTTGGGTATTTGTATCGCCAAAAAGATTACGAAATAAAAACAACGCAAATGCAAATTAGTAATTTGCAAGTTATAATTGCCCAAAAAGAAACGGCAATGGTTGAAAAGTATGTGGCAAAAGACGATTTGGCGGCTCATTTAAACCGGATTGAAAATATGCTGACAAAAATTTTTGATCGCCTAGAAAATAAGGCAGATAAGCCATGACCAACACGACAACCACCAATAAAACATTTTTAGAACCAGCCTACAACGATCCCAACTGGGACGTGCCAGTTAGCACTAACTTTGGCATTATGGATTTTGCGCTTGGGTCTAGTTACAACATTGCTTTGACGCCCGGCACAACGGCTAATCCTTACATTTTGCCAACGCCCACTGCTTTAACGGCGGTTCCAACGCCTAGTTTAACTGCGCCAAATTGGTGGGTTGCCCAGCAATGGACAATTACATCAACGGCTGCATTTACAACGGACTATCAAATTCAAATTCCTGTAAATGTTGGCGGCGCGTGGATTGTTGCAAATAACATTTCTTCTGCCAATCAGGGAAGTTATGCGTTAACCTTAAAGGTGGTAGGTGGAACAACGACTGTTACGCTTGCCAATAATTCTATTTCCTACATCTACACAAACGGCACAAACGTGTATGTTGCAAGTAGTTTGGGCGGCGCAGCGGGTGGTGGCTCAGATCAAATCTTTTGGAATAACGGTCAAACCGTAAACACTTCATACACTATTCCTGCAAATACAAATGCGGGTACGTTTGGGCCTGTAACAATTGCATCGGGCGCTACTGTAACGGTTCCATCAACTTCAACATGGACGGTGGTGTAATATGGGCAATCTTACGCTTCAGGGTTCAACATCCGGTCAAATTACGCTTGCGCCTACAGCTGTGGCGGGTTCAAACACTATTACTGTTCCTGCGGCCACGGGGACCATGCTCACGACAGCAGGTGGACAGACGATTGCTGGAACTACGACCGTTTCCAATTTGGCCATGAATGGTTCATCGTCTGGAACTACAACATTATCACCGTCTGCAACGGCATCAGGAACGATCACACTTCCTGCGGGTACGGGAACGGTCGCGGTGCAGGGGTTGTCCACGAATATTGTGTCGGGTACGGTCAACGCAGGTGGGACAAATCCGCTTAACAATACTCTTACGTCTGTTTTGTTCACTGGCATACCGTCGTGGGTAAAACGCGTTACTGTGATGTTTAATGGTGTTTCTGGTAGTGGATCGTCTCTTATTCAAGTTCAAATTGGAGCAGGGTCAGTTCAAAATACTGGATATATTTCTTTTGCAACTTCCGCGACTGCAACGCCTGTTGTTGGGTCATCTACAACGGGATTTGTGGTGATTGGGCAAGGTTCTTCAGCATCTTCTGTGACAGGTCAACTTGTTTTGACCAATATCAGTGGGAACATTTGGATTGGCAGTATATCGGGATATGCCGCTTTAAATACACCAGTTTGCGGTGGCGGTACTGTTACTCTTTCAGGCGTTCTTGACCGCGTGAATATCACCACCATCAATGGAATAGACACTTTTGATGCTGGCTCCATCAACATCCTTTACGAGTGAGATTTAAATTATGACCGCAACACTCAAAACTACTATTATCCAAGAGCCATCGTCTTCTATAGCCAACATCACATTGGACACGGCAGGTAACGCTGCATTTGGTAATATGCCCTATGGTACGTCGTCGTTTCTGCGGAACCGTATCATCAATGGGAACATGGTGATTGACCAGCGCAATGCTGGGGCGCAGATCACAGCGGCTAATTTGACCAGCGGCATATACATGGTTGACCGTTGGTCATACGCTTCTTCACAGGCCGCAAAATTTACGGCGCAGCAAAATGCTGGGGCTGTAACAACTCCAGTTGGGTTCCCAAATTATCTTGGCATGACAGTTGCTTCGGCAGTTACCGTTGGCGCGGCTGATCTTTTTTATATTAGTCAATCAGTAGAAGGGTTTAATTTTGCAGACTTGGCATGGGGGACGGCAAGCGCAAAAACCGTAACTCTTTCATTTGTTGTTTATAGCTCTTTAACAGGTACATTTGGGGGCGCACTTCGCAACAGCGCATTTAACCGTTCATATCCATTTACATATTCAATACCAACAGCAAACACTTGGACCACAATATCCGTCACCATTGTTGGTGATACAAGCGGAACTTGGGTTGGGGCGACAAACGGAATTGGCGTTTCTCTCTTTTTTGGTCTTGGCGTAGGTACTACTTACAGCGGGACGGCTGGAACTTGGGCGGCAACAAACTATGTATCAGCCACTGGCGCAGTCTCCGTAGTCGGCACATCCGGCGCAACTTTCTACATCACAGGCGTTCAGCTTGAACAAGGCTCTGTAGCCACACCATTTGAACGGCCATTATACAGCAAGCAGTTGGCTGATTGTCAGCGGTATTTCCAAATGTCATATCCTCTTGGCACAACTATTGGTTCGGCAACAACTTCGGGTGAAGCATTAATATATTCATACAACTCATCGACTTCTGCTATGTATGCGGCTTTTGTTTACCCAGTAAGAATGAGAACAAGTCCGACTTTGACCGCTTATGCCGGAACAACGGGGGCAAGCGGTAACTTTTACAATTATAGTGCCAGTTCTAACACAAGTTCCAATTTCGGACGCACATCTGAAACAGGTTTTAGCGTTGAAAAAACTGTTCCAAATTCTCCGGGAACCTATGGGTTCAACTGGACAGCATCAGCGGAGTTATAAGTCATGTATAGCAATGCACAATATACGAAGGATTTGATGGGCAACCAAAATGGCATTGCCGTTGAAATTAATGGTGTTACCAGTCACGTCCCATTAGACCCCGCCAACTCTGACTACGCCGCACTTATGCAGCTTGTTGCAGAAGGCAAACTTACCATTGCGGAGGCTTCATAATGCCTATTACCCTGAACGGCGCCACTGGCATACAAACTCCTCTTGGGTCGGCTGGATCACCTGTTGATTCCAACACCACCACACCTACCACTGGCGTATATTACCCATCCGCCACAACATGGGGCGTATCTACGGCGGGTACTAATGCGCTGTATATAGATGCCAGCCAGAATGTGGGTATTGGGACAAGTTCGCCGGGGTATACATTAGATGTTCGGGCAACAACAGGGTCCATTTCGGCGACTTCTAACACCGGAACTAATTACGCAAAACTTCAATGCAATAATATTGGCGGGTCTTATCAATTTGGTATTGATAATTCTGCCGGAACAAACTTTGGGTCCGGCGTTGGATATGCTCGTGTAATTTGGAATGATGGCGCATACCCAACTATCCTTTATACCAATTCCGCAGAACGTATGCGTATCGACTCCTCCGGCAATCTGTTGGTGGGAACAACAAGTTCAACTGCTCATCTTACACTAAAACAAAGCAGCAATAACTATGGCGGTGGCTTTGCATTAGTGCGCCAAGACACTACTGATAATTGGCAATTCCGTGTAGACGGATCAAACACATTACTTTTTGGCTATAATTCATCAGATAGAGGTAGTTTTAATTCTGGAACTGGTGCTTACACGGCATTATCTGACAGAAATAAAAAGAAAGATTTTGAAAATTCAACAATTGGCCTTTCTGCGGTTATGCAGTTAAAGCCCACATTGTATAGAATGATTGATGAGGAAGAAACTTCCGACAAGCATCTTGGATTTATTGCACAAGAAGTCAAAGAAGTGATTCTTCCGGCCTATGTTGAATTGGGTAATGAAAACAACAAATTTATTGGCTTGGATTACCAACCAATTGTTGCTGTTCTTGTTAAAGCCATCCAAGAACTCAAAGCCACCGTTGACACCCAAGCCGCTGAAATCACCGCCCTTAAAGCCAAGGTAGGAGCATAAAATTACCGTAACAATCAATGGCGTTTTAGGTGTAATCCGTGTTTGGTAATACACTTAATTTAATTTACTAACCTAACCGAAGAGGGGAATATGGACAATCTTAAATTAAACTTAGAACTCACTGTTGCTCACATTAACACCATCTTGGCTCACTTAGCTAAAGGTGCATATGCTGATGTTGCTGATTTGATTGCTCACTTGCATAGTCAGGCCAAGCCTCAAATAGAGGCGGCGAAAACTCCCGCAGTGGCATCTGAAGAACCTAATGCTCAAAAATATGGACTAGCATGGATCCGTTTACCCTTATCGCTGGCGCGACTGCAATCTATAATAGCATTAAGTCCGCCGTAGATTCGGGTAAGGACGTGATGGAAACCGCAGAAAAAGTGGGCAATCTTTTTAGTAAGGTTGCTCAAATTGTTACTATTGCGTCAACTCCTCGCAAAAAGAAAATGTTTCAAAGCCAAGCGGAGTTTGAGGCTGAGGCGGTCAAAATTTATGCCGCTAAAGCCAAGGCTCAGCAAATGCAGTTGGATGTTAAGAATATGTTTGTGGGGCAATATGGCCCCGCCGCATGGGAAGGTATCCAACGGTCAGTTATTGAGATGCGGAAGGAAGCTGCCCGTCAAGCGGCTGCGGCCTTGAAGGAGCAAGAAGAAAACCGCAAGGATTTGATTATGGTTAGCAGTATTGTGGGTTTTCTGGTATTAGGCATTGGTGCAATCGGCTTATATCTTATGTTAACGGTGAAATAACATGGACATTCTTAAAACTTTTGGACCATTGATTGGTTCAGTTGCCCCTACCATTGCGACGGCTTTACTTGGTCCTGTAGGGGGGTTGGCGGTAAAAGCATTATCAAGTGCCTTATTGGGCCATGAGGATGGTACAGAAGAAGACATTCAAGCGGCCTTGGCTAACCCAACGGGTGACCAGTTGGCTCAACTTAAAAAGATTGATGCTGATTTTAAGACTCAGATGAAGTCTTTAGACATTGATTTGGAACGGATTGCGGCAGATGACCGCAATTCTGCCCGTCAAATGGCTATTTCTACGCACGATTGGACACCTCGCATCCTTGCCATTGTGGTTATTTGCGCGTGGGTCTTCATTCAGTGGCATCTGTTAAACAGCACCATTCCTGACGTTATGCGCGAACTAATTGCGCGGGTTCTTGGAACTTTGGATGCTGCGTTGACGTTGGTTCTCTCTTATTACTTTGGTTCTTCACACCAGCATTCACCCGCCCCGAAGGAATAACCAGTGAAAGACAATTTTGAGCAATGCCTTGCCCTTCTTCTAAAATCTGAAGGGGGGTATACGGATAATCCCAAAGACCCCGGTGGCCGCACAAACCTTGGTGTAACGCAAAAAGTTTGGGAATCTTGGGTAGGCCACGGAGTTACTGAAGCCGAAATGAGGGCTTTGGGACCGCAGGACGTGGCTCCTTTGTATAAATCTAATTATTGGGATAAAATCGGTGGCGACTCACTTCCTCTTGGCATTGACTATGCCACTTTTGATATGGCTGTTAATAGTGGGGTAGGCCGTGCGGCGAAAACCCTTCAGCAGGTACTTGGTGTGGGTGCGGACGGACAAGTCGGCCAAGCCACAATTAATGCTTGTGAAGCGGCAAACCCTCGTGAAGTTGCTACAGCAGTATGTGAAGCGAGATTAGCTTTTTTGCAAAGTTTGCCAACTTATGGTACTTTTGGAAAAGGTTGGGCGCGGCGGGTTTCAGAGGTTGAAAGCGCGGCTTTTAGCATGGCTGGGTAATACAGATGACAACTGCAACTACGGGTTTAACCTATAATTTATACGTTACCCAGATTGCTACAATGGCTATCTTGCAGCAGACGCTTGTAACAACGGGAACTTCTCCCAATAGCCTTGTCACGTCATCTGACCCTAGTTTTCAGGCAATTATTCCTCAGATGCTTAACTATGCTGAGTTAAGAATCCAACGTGATTTAGATTTTTTAGCTACTCAAAATCAACAAACAACAACTATATCTGCTACATCCACCAATCAATTTTCTTTGCCATCGCAAGAATTTGTTACCTTGCAAACAATTACTGTGACGGCACCAAACGGCAACGTGTCGCCAATTTTGCCAGTTACAAAAAGTTTTTTGCAAAATGTTTACGCAACCAATGGAAACACGGGTACGCCCCAATATTTTGCAGTATACGGCAATAACCAATTGACCAGCACAACGACGGTTGATTCCAACCAAAATATCATTTTTGGTCCTTGGACACCTGCGACGGGAACTTACACATTCACCATTACAGGAACGTCTCGTCAGCCAACGCTGTATAACTATGCCGTTTCAGGTCAAGCTGATACAACCTACACATTTATCAGTCAAAATTTGCCAGACCTGCTTATTTTGGCAAGCATGATTTACATAAGCGCATACCAGCGTAACTTTGGTCGGATTAGTGACGACCCGCAAATGGCTCAAACGTATGAAAGTCAGTATCAAGCCCTTCTGAAGGGTGCGATGGTTGAGGAAGCCCGTAAGAAATATCAGGCTGGGGGTTGGACATCTTATTCACCTGCGGCTGTGGCAACTCCTACGAGGTAATCCATGCCACACGCAACTATGAAGTTAATACCGGGTATTGACACCAACGAGACACCCGCGCTTAATCAAGCTGCATTTTCTCAATCTCAATTTGTTCGGTTTATGCAAGACCGAAATGGCATGGGATTGATTCAAAAACTTGGCGGTTGGACAGCATGGACCAATAAAACATTTCCTAACACAACAGAATTACGCCCGTGGGAAGATTTAAATGGGAATGCACGGTTAGCCATTGGCACAACCACTGGTCTTTATTGGATTTCACAAAACGCTAAAAATACGCCTGTAACAATTACACCACAAACATTTTCTGGGGTTTCTCCTGTTGGATTACCGCAGACGGCGACAATTACGATTGCAAGTCCAGCAGTTATTACTGTTGCTACGGCTCCACTTAATGGAACGCCTGTAACCTTTACCACTACAGGGGCATTGCCAACGGGTTTATCAGTTGGAACAGTTTACTATGTAATAAATGCCACACCTACGACATTTCAGGTCGCTAACAGGCCAAATGGTACGGTTGTTAATACCACTGGCTCTCAGAGCGGAACCCAAAGCGTAACTATACCAATTGCATCTACGGTATCTGGTTCTTCCACCGTTACAATTTATGATACTGGGACAGGCGTTCAAACAGTATCGTTTGCAAATAATATTGTAACAATTGGTTCTTCAGTTTCAGGAGGAACTGGAACGCCCCCTGCAAATGGTGGTTTAGTTGTTTTCCTTGGTTCATCATTACCGTCAGGTATTACTGCAAATACGGGTTATTATGTAATTAATGCCACATCCACAACGTATCAAATTTCCTCATCTTCAACTAGCACAACCCCTGTTTCATTTGGGACGGGTAGCGGAACGCAATATTTGTCTGCTTCTTACTCAAGTACACCATCTAATCAACAGCTTATTCAAAATAACTATACAGTTAATATAAAGACGCCAATTAGCATTGGTGGGTTGTTTCTAAGTGGCCTTTATACAATTACGTCTCTTCCAGATATTGGAAGTTATTACAATATTTATACAATTACAGCCTCATCTGCGGCCACTTCAACGTCTGCAACGGTTACAACAAATCAGACATCAAATTTACCAGTTTTTACAACTAATTCTGGTTTAAATACAGTAACGGTTACTGAATTTTATCATCCTTATATTACGGGAAGCACTGCCGCTTTTTTGGCTCCAACAATAGGAAACGGGGTAACAATTTATGGGAACTACCCTGTTACTTTAAGCACCACATCTCCAACAACACAATTTACAATTACTTTGGGAAGTGCGGCTACCCAAAGTGGAAATTTTGTCATGGGCAGCAATCAATCTGCTCAAACTTTGGGTTATGCAAGTTTTCAATATTATTTTAACGTGGCCGCAATTTCTTCTGGTAGCGGTTATGGAACAGGTGGATATGGCGCGGGTGGATATGGGTCGGGTGTGCCATTAGTTTTCATCCCCGGCAATACCGTTACAACTACAGATTGGTCTATTAACAATTTTGGTGAAATTCTTATTGCCAATCCGCAAGGTGGGCCAATTTATTACTGGTCTCCATCAACGCTCACATACAATGCCTATATTTTGTCAACGGCTCCAGTTGCTAACCAAGGAATTTTTGTTGCAATGCCAGCCCGTCAAATTGTTGCATACGGGTCAACAGCAACGGGCATTCAAGACCCTTTACTTATTAGGTGGTCAGATGCGGGAGATGCCACAACGTGGATAGCATCGTCAAATAACCAAGCAGGTTCATACCGTATTCCTGAAGGTTCTTTAATTGTCGGAGCCATTCAAGGCCCACAACAGGCATTAATTTGGACGGATTTGGCTGTATGGGCAATGCAATATGTTGGCTTGCCAAATGTGTATGGATTTAACAAACTTGCGGATGGCGCTGGATTATTTGCAAAGAAAGCAGTTGGTTTATTAAATGGCGTCACATATTGGATGTCGTCGCAAAAATTTATGATGCTTTCATCTAATGGGGCGCAAGTTATTCCATGTCCGGTGTGGGATAAGGTATTTCAAAATATTAACACGGGAACCCTTTCAAATGGGCAACCTGCATTTTCCTTAATTCGGTGCGGGACAAACAGCACTTTTGGTGAAGTAACTTGGTATTATCCATCAACTAACGCCACCTATAATGATAGTTACGTAAAATTAAATATTAATACCATGCAGTGGGATTATGGCACGTTAGACAGAGCGGCTTGGACAGACCAATCTGTTCTTGGAACGCCAATTGGTGCATCATCTGGCGGTGTAATTTACCAACACGAATTGGGGTACAATAACGATACAACGGCAATGGTTTCATCTTTCCAAACTGGTTATATGCAACTTAATGAAGCCGATAATATGGTTTTTGTTGACCAAATTTGGCCTGACTTTAAGTGGTCTACTTCGGGTGGCGGAACGGGTGGGGCAACTTCTCCTGCGACACTTTATGTTACATTCTACGGTACAAATTACCCCGGAGATACGCCAACTGCTTATGGACCTTATACGATAACGTCAGGAACGGAATATATATCAACCCGGATTAGAAATCGGCTTTTGTCTATTGCTGTATCAACATCTTCAGACGGAACGGCGACAAATGCCGCTAAAGATATATTTTTCCGAATTGGTGCGTTACGTTATCGGTATCAATTGGATGGGAAATTCTAATTATGGCATCCTTAGACGATATTCTTACCACCCAGAAAAACGGCGTTCAAGCTATTAACTCTTATGTTAATGCCACAAATACTCATTCGGGAACCAATATTGCTCGTGAAATTTCTACGTTGCAAACAATTAAAACTAGTTCTGGTTGGCTTGCGGCGGTTAGCGTTTTAACTACTGGAACGGGTGGTCCCGCGTTTATTTGCGACACAAATGCAACCACTGGGACGACAGGCACAAGAATTTATGCTATCCCAAACACGGTTGGTATTTATCAAGTTCAACTCCCGTTTTCTACGGGGTTAACTTTTTACCCCAACGGCGTCACGGGATTAGTTGTTGCCATAGGATATACGTAATGCCACTCAAACACGGTTCATCTCAAGCTACAATCAACAAAAATATTTCGGAAATGTCCCGCGCGGGTCATCCGCACAACCAAGCTGTGGCGGCTGCACTCAATATTGCCCGTTCGGGAAGAGCACATGGAGGAAATTCGCATGGAAATAGGGATAATATTATCCATATTGGTCCTATCCATAGCCCCGTGGCTGGTCGCACAGATCATCTTCCTATGCATGTACCCGCCGGAGCCTATGTTATTCCGGCTGAGGAAGTGGCTTACATTGGCGAGGGCTATACTCTCGCTGGTTTCAAGGCGATTGATGCGTGGGTAGAGAAATACCATGATCCCCATTTTACAAATGCTGGCGAGCCTGTGCCTATTGTCGCTGCTGGCGGAGAGTACGTTATTCCGCCGCAATCGGTAGCGGGGCTTGGCGATGGCGATCTTGCCAAGGGCCACCGCATTCTTGACCAATATGTTATGAAATTACGCAAAAAGCATATTAAGACCCTTCAAAAACTCCCCGGCCCCAAACGCGATTAAGGATTAACATGGACTCAGGATTCAAAAAACAGCGCATCCGTCTTTCCAAAAGCGCCCGCAAGCGCATGCCAAAGTACGAGCGCGTCACAACAGAGCCACTTGTCAGGACGGCACAGCCAGACGACGAGGAAGGCATTATGGTTTTAGCGCGTTTGATTCACAAAGAGATTGGCATGTTCAATCTTAATGAAGATAAAGTCAGGGCTATGATACGTCCGCTTCTTTACAAACACCTTGGTATCATTGGGGTTGTGGGTAAAAAGGACAAGTTAGAGGCAATGATTCTGCTTCGCGTTGCCACAAACTGGTATTCAGACACGCCTTTCCTTGAAGAAATGTCTGTATTTGTGCGGCCAGAATACAGAAATGCAACTATTTCCCGCGTCCATAAAATGATAGAATTTGCCAAAAAGGCGGCTGATGGTTTGGACTTGCCTCTAATGATTGGGGTTTTGTCAAATCAGAGAACAAATGCTAAAGTAGAGTTGTATGAAAAACACTTTGGCATGCCTGCTGGTGCTTTCTTCATTTACGGGGCAAAGACCGGACAGCCTGAAGAGGCTGAATTGACTGCTTAAGGAGACGGCCTGTGTGTGGTTCTAAAGGTACATCAACAACCAGTTCTTCATATTCTCCTCCTCCAGAGGTGTTGGCTAACTATAATATGTTGGCCAATCAGGCTAAGTCTGTGGCTGCAACGCCCTTTCAGCAGTATCAAGGTGAAATGGTTGCGGGTCTTACTCCTACACAGGAAGCGGGCATACAAAACGTCAATGCGGCGGCTGGATTGGCCCAGCCATATTACCGCGCAGGTGCAGGTTACGTTCAGCAGGCCGCCACACCATTTGGCCAACAACAACTTAATCAATATATGTCACCATATATTAACGATGTTGTATCCCAAACAATGGCTAACTTGGGCGAAACCAATGCCCAACAAAGACAGCAATTGATGGGCAATTCCATTAGTCAGGGCGCCTTTGGTGGCGACCGAGGTGGTGTTGCACAAGCTGAGTTGGCTCGCCAGCAAAACCTTGCGACCGGACAGACCCTAGCTAACGTATTGCAGGGTGGTTACGGCCAAGCCTTGGGTCAGTTTAATGCCGATCAGGCTCGTCAACTTCAAGCAGGCTCTACGTTGGGTCAGTTGGGTACTGGCGCCCAAACGGCAGGTTTACAGGGTGCGCAGGCTCAGCTTGGCGCGGGCGCTCAACAGCAGGCAGTTCAACAGGCTCAAGACGTCGCCAATCAGCAGCAATTCCAAGCCGCACAAGCTTATCCATTTCAGACAACACAATATCTTGCCAATTTATTGCTTGGCATTGGTGGCCAGTCTGGCGGAACGGCGCTCACAAATACTCCGGGTCCAAATATTGGTTCGCAGATTCTTGGCGGTCTTACCACGTTGGCTTCTATTCCTTGGGGTTCTGATGAACGCCTCAAGGAAAACATGGAGCCTGTCGGCGAAACCTATGACGGCCAAAAGATTTACAAGTTTAATTATAAAAATGACGGCCACACCATGCTTGGTCTCAGTGCGCAGGAAGTTGAAAAGCATCACCCTGATGCGGTCCACAAGGACGGCGAGGGCATGCGCATGGTTGACTACGAAAAGGCAGTTAATCACGCCGCACAGCGTGGCCATTTTGCGCATGGCGGTGTTCCCGATTGGATGGGCGGTGCAGTTGGCGCGGAGGGTCTTGGCCGTGCGCATTATGCCACTGACGGCGCTATTCCATACTCAGATCAACCTTCAGGAGGCTCAACAAAGCCATTAACTTTGGCTGACGTAATGCGCGTTTCTCAAGGTCTTCTTGCGGACAAGCCCGGCGGCAAAACAAATATTCCAAAAGCGCCAAGCCCTTCCGAAGATGGCGGTTTAATGGATGTAGCCAAGCAATTGCAAAATGCCACGCCAGAGCAACGTGCTAATATGAGGGCAAATGCTGGCAAACTTGGACTTGGGACAGCCAATGTGCAGGACGTATTAGGAACACCCGGACAGCGTGTTGGCGATGTCGGTGGTTTATATTCGGCACCAATTGGCCCCATGCAACAATTTGCGTCTGGTGGTGTTGTTGGCCGCAATGGATACGCAGATGGTCAAGACGTAAAACAAGACACGCAAACGACTGACCAGCCGCAATCTTTATTTGAGCGTGTGTCGGGCCAACCATTATCAGACAATGCCCGTATGGGTCTCCTAGCCGCCGGATTGGGCATGCTCAGCAGTAAATCTCCATTCTTTGGGGTAGGCGTTGGCGAGGGGGCCACGGCAGGCCTTGGAACGTACTATAATGCGCTTGCCAACCAACGCGCCTACGAGAAGCAACAGCGTGAATTGGAGTTGACGGAAGAACAGCGCAACATTGAACGTCAACGTGTTGGAATTGAGGCAGCAAAAAGCCCCGCTGAAATTGCAAAACTTAATGCCGAAACCGCTGCTGCTAAAGCGGGCTTATATTCCAAGATTTGGGTTGAGGGAGATGGGTTTTATCTTACGGATAATACAAACCCATATAAACCACCAATCAAAATCACCGACGACCAAATGCGCCCATTGGGTAATATTGACCCGTCCACAGTTCCAAATGCACCCGGTTCAGCCACTCCGGGAAGTACTGTTGTCGCACCTAAATCAGGTGAACCTGCTCCAGCGCCAAAAGAAGGGCAACCAAATCCGCCCGCTCAACCAAAGCCTGAAGAAACTGCATCTTCAACTGAGCAATGGACGCCCGTAACAACGGTTCCAACGGATTACCATTACGCGGGCCAATTTAATCTTAAAAATACCCCCGGAGCGATGGAAAAGGCTATTTCTGCGGGTGACAAGTTAATGGAAGAACAGACCCATAAGGCACAAGGTGCGTTTGACACGTTATACACGTTAGACAATATGGATCGTTCATTTAATGATGTATCCAAAACGGGCATCCTATCGCCCGGACAGCATATTGACGAAAGAACTACATTTGCTGAAGGCGTCAATACAATGTCACGAATTTTGGGTGGCAGTTATATTTACGATCCTAAAGACGTTGCCGCTTTGGAAGAGTTGGCTAAAGACAATAAGCGGCTTGGTTTTGCTTTATCTAAGACAATGGGTAAGGAGCCGGGCTTTATCGTCCAGCAAGCTATTGGTGCTAACCCAAGTGCAGCTAACTCGCCACTTGGTTTCCATCGTTTGACGGAAGCACTTCGGCAAGCTTCAATGTATGAACAGGACCGCCAAGCATTTTATAATGCTTACCAAGCAAAATTTGGTCACTTAAATGGTGCGGATGCATTATTTACTCAATTAAATCCACCTCAAAAGTATGCTGACCGTGCTGTTGTTAATACAATTGACCCTAGCCATTTACAGGCCATTAGGTCTTGGGCGCAATCAAATCAAGGTAAAGATTTGAGCGAAGGAAGAAAAGAATTTGACGCTACTTGGGGTAAAGGCGCGTTTAAACTTGCGACAGGAATGTAAATGTCTGACACAACTTCAGCCACGCCATTAAATTTACCTGCCGTTCCGGGTGTTTATACACCGCCGGGTGGTGCGCCTGCGCCATCTGTTGCAACACCAAATGCGAAAGAAAAAGCTTCTCCATTAGTTTTGCCGGATGTTAAGGGTGTCTATGAAAATCCCCCCGCTCCAACGGCGGAACAAACTTTTAATGCTCAAATTGAATCTAAGCTTCCTGCTGCTAAAAAATACGTAAAAGAAAACCCCTCAGAAGCATACGTCCCAAGTGCTTATGGATTGCCAATAGTCGGCGAACCATATCGTCGCGCAGTTGCGGCAACGCGCGCCGCCACCGGAATGGGGCAAGGTAAAACTTTTGATGAGCGGTACGCAGATATGCTTGCCGAAAGTAAGGCGCTTGAAGCTGCGCGACGTCAAGCTGCGCCTGTTGCATCAAATTTAATCCAAGGCACCGCCGAAGCAGTACCCTCCATGTTCGCACTTCCTGAATTAGGAATAGAGGCAGGAATGTCCCGTGCGATGCCTTACCTTGAAAAAGGTGCGGGATACATTGGAAGAATGCTTGAAGGTGCAGTTTATGGCGGTTCGTCAGGTATGCAAGATACTGTGCCGGGACAAACCGCAGAAGATACTGCTAAAAAAACATTGGCCGGGGCTGCAACTGGTGCCGCTACTGTTCCAGTGGTCTCTGCAATTACTAAAGCCGCTCAAGCACCAAAAGCCGCATACGATTGGGTATCTTCATTGTGGAACCCAGAAAAGGCAGTTGCAAAAGATATAGCCGCCGCTGCTGCGAATGCACCTGTTACGCAAAAGGGCCAAGGTTTAACTGTACCTGAATTTGTTGCGGCACAGCAACAAGGCCAACCCGTCACAATTGCTGACATTCGTGGTGGTAAACCATTGGTATCGCAAGCGGCTGCAACCGTACCAACTGACAAAAACATTGACGCAATTAATGAAAATCTTGTCAATCGGTTGGGGGAACAATCTCAACGGGTTGGGCAAGATGTTGACGCTGCATTTGGTAAAAAAATTGATGCTTTCCAAACTCGCAAAGAGGCAGATGATGTTGCGCGTTCGGTAAATAGGCCAGCTTATGATACTGCGTATGCTGCGCCGGAAGCACAATCAATTTGGAACGACCAATTACGGGCTATGGTAAATACCAATGAAGGCAAAGAAGCTTTA